TTAGTGGTTTTTTGAATACCTTTTTCATCTGGCCAGGGGCTTGATAGGCTATGAGGTGGCCAGCATCATTGAGCCAATAAATGCCGTTGTTTCGATTTAGGGCTTCATCGTCCCAAACAGTCACTTCTTTCAAAATTTCCATAATATAAAATCCAATTTAAAGAGAGAGTAGTTTCAGCTGAAGTGCTGTAATCTCTCCTTGTAGACCAGCGGCAGTTTTCATATGATTATGATAATCCCGACCAACACGATCTTGTGTCATTCGGGTTACTACCGCGCGAAGCTGATCAGTCTTTTTTTCGATTGCTGTTTGACAGGATTCCCGTGTAGAGAATTCTTCATCGTTCATTTTATGCTACGAGAGACTCGATTTCCTCCATTAATTTTTGTTCTTCTTCTCGAAGAACACTGATTGCTGTACGAATATGACCAGTTGCCTGGGGTTTAACTTGGGCTGAGAGATCAGCGATGATCTCTTGAATCGCAGTTAGTTTCGCCATTTTGTTCATTATGAACTCCTTTTTCTCATTGTAAAACCTTCGAATTCGCCATCCTCTTCAGCGAGGGTTACAAATTCGAACTCAAGTAAATCTTCTTTTTGCAAACCAAGTTGCTTGACTACCTGAAATGGTAGCTCTATGTTATTGCCTTTACCAACACGTGTAACAAATTTCTCTTGGACAAATAAAAGTTTATCGGTTGCCATAATATTCCTCCGTTTCGTCTATTTATGACGCTTCAAGGAGTTTAGAATTAGAGGTTTCAAGCACCACATAATCACCAAAATAGTAATCGAACGTTTGAACCAGATGAGTGTAATCATCTTGTCGCATTTCGATCACTATCCTCTCTGGGTCCATGCCCAGTTGCCGACCAAGTTTTCGAGCGTAACCTATGAGAGTAAAAGCATTACCCTCTGGGCCATCTAAGTCGATAACTTGTACACCACCCTTTGACGCTTGTTTAATCATTAACCCCAATCCTTTTTCATTCCAGTTTCTTCTTGTTCCCCATACCCGAGAGTATAGGCCTTAACCTCAGCCTGAGTCATATCGTCCAGATCGACACGTGGGCTTGAATAAGTTGCACCTTCATAATAATGAGGCTCGAAGGGTCGACCATACCAAGAGTCAGCAGAACCTCGGTCATACGGACTCCCGTGCCTTTCATACAAACGAATATGATCAGCGTTGTCCTTTAAAGTAATCATTATACAATACCCTCTTCTACGAGTACAAGTTCCAAAACCTCAGTGATACGTCTCTCAACCCGCGCGTTGTCAGCTTCAGACAACTCACCACGAATCTCCAAAAGACAATCCAGCTCGTTTTTAAGATCTTCAACATTCATTATGCAGCCTCCAACCAGCCTAGATTGTTTCGCATATTTTCAATTTTTTCGAAGCCGTAGGCCGCGCAAAAGAAGAACTCACCGTCCATTTCAAAGATGTCACCCATCGATGAAGAAACACCTCGGTCACCGACAACATCCACCTTGGGCATATCTTCTTCCAACCACAGGTTGGTGATTCGAAAAGCCTCTTCGAGGTCATCAACATAAACGTTATAGGCCTCAGTGTAAAAGTGAGAATGTTCTGGGTTGAATTTACCGAAAACAGAAGCATCCAACCGAGCCACATTGGCTGGTACCGCATTATGGTCAGCCTTCTCGTTAATCAAATCGATCTCTTCGTGGGTCAGTTGAATCTGGTAAATCTTGATCATGTTTTTTCCTTTTCAAATCATCTTTTGTATGTGTACATACTATCACGCATTGAGGCAGAAGTCTACCTTTTTTTCATCTTTTTTTAGATTAATTTGTTATAAGGATATAACAGTTTGTTATAACTGATTATGACGAGGATCTTGGGCTTGTTGCTTTTTTCTTTTCTCTTCCTTTGAGAGAAATCTGTCCTCGTCTACCCAGGGTCTTTGATTATCGTAATCTTCGCCATATCGCCCTCTTGATTGATTACCATCTGAGTTCAATTCTGTCATTTCTTGTTGCTTCTGCTTGTAATTACTTGGCATAAGTGCACCTTTAGGGTATGGGGTCGATTTATATATGAGTCTATCGATTACAAACCCTGCGTCTCAAATCGCTAGAGCTAAATCGGTGGTCTCTCTTATTGAAATATAATTCGATGTCTCGCTTTCTGCAGACGTCCTTGCCTGTGAACTCTTTGTCTCGGTATTCCTCACCTAGAATACGAATGTTAATGGGATACATCTGCAGGATATCCAGCAGATCTTCTTCTGATCGATATGGGATGATCTCGTCGACATAGCTGACTGCTTTGAGCTGTGTATACCTCTCGACCAGGGTTTGGACTGGAGTGTTTTTCTCGGGTCGGTCGAAACTGGGATCTACTTGAAGACAACAAATCAAGTAATCACATTGGGATTTTGCGTCTCGTAACATTGATACGTGGCCTGCGTGGAGCAGATCAAACGTACTAGCTGTCATTCCAATCTTCATGTCTTAAGGTATATCTGAAAGCAAATTAATATGATCATCCAAAAAGGAATAGTGTAGGCCAAGCCCCAAAGTAGACCCCTGAAGAACCGGGATGGTTCTTCGGTGGGGCGGGGTCTTTGGCAGACGAAGGAGTCTTCGTCCATTATGCAGCCTCAGCAAAGTCGAGTGCAATGTTCAAGGCATCTACCTTTTTCTTTGCATTCGAACCAAACCAGGCAGAGGTCATACGAGTGTCATCAGATCGACCAAGTTCATGGTCAGTCAGATAGGTCACTGCGTTGTATGCGTTCCACCAGGTACCAGGTCGGAATTCTGCACCAGGCTGTGTCTCGACAATTTCGAGAGCGCGTTCTCCGGTTCGGGAGAGTTTCTTACCTTCCTTGTTTGACTCACCAAACACTTTGCCAAGGAATCGTTCGAAATCATAATCAGTATAACGCTTGGAACCAAGAAGGGTTGCAGCCTCTTCGAATTGTTCCAGACGTTGATGTCCAAGACCGAGGACTTGTTTCACTTCCTCAGCATTGAATTCACGTCGATGATTTACCTTGACTGAAGGCTGACCCTTTTCCGCAAGGGCCATGGTCAACGTGTTGTTGCATACAACACGCTCTAAGACAAATTTGATATCAATCGATTTGCCATAGATGTGGGGGTTAGAGAACAACAGGTAACCACGTACCTCGTCTCCACCAAATAATTTGAAACCGTCTTTCACATCAGCGAGGGCCCAGACGATCTGGCCATCCTTTAATGATCCGGCTGTGTCCATCATCATATCACCAGAGGACACGAACTCTGAGAAGAATTCGAAGGCCTCAGCGTTCTGAACAGGTTTCCAGTCCTCGCCGATCATAGGGGCAAGAACAGATTGATCTGATGTACGAATCAGAGCGTTGGTTCCGGTTGCGATTTGATTGCCGTTGATGTCGACAAAGGTGGGTACAGATTCCACTTCCCAATCAAGGCCAGCAGCCTTCATCATTTCAGCGGGGGTGAGATCATCACCAACAGCAGTACCTAGTCGATGCCATGGTCGACCTTCAGACTCTCGGTATGCCATTTGCGCCTGACCGTTGATGATTTCAAGTTCGTGTGCCATAATATAAATCCTATAATTTGATTTCAATTTAATATGGGAGCCATTATACCATATTAAAAGCGAATTGTCAACACTTTTTTGAAATTAATTTAAAACAATTGTGATAGGGGAGCAAATTTGGAAGTCACAGCCGAAATATGTCCAGCCGAGGTTCTCGATGCCCGAATCCCAGTCCTCTTCATAGGCCTCTTCAGCCTCTTCTTGCATTGCCTCGAGAGCGTCTTCATCGACTTCTTTATCCATTCCGTAGCAATCAACAGAAAAGAAACATGCGCATTCGTCTTCTAGGTCTTCTACCTGGGCATCATAATCTTCACTGAGCTCGATAAAATCGTCTTCAGCAGGAGGCAGACAAAAAGCCTCAGGCGAGAGGTCTTCTTCAAATAATTCTCGGTGCTCTTGCTGAATGTCTTCCCACGAATCATATCCTCGGCTTTCGGCAAGCTCTAAGAATTCTTCATCTGTTTCGGGGACGTCAATAGAAAACTCACCCCATCGGTAGGTACTCTCTTTTCGAAGGAAATACTTTACTCCATCAATTTCCTTGATCCAAGTGTTGAGTTCTATGATTGATTTTTTGTAGATCGGCTTAATACTATAGTTTTTCATTAATGTAGGGTTCCTGCCTTATAGAGACCATCGGCCATACGATGGACGTATTTGTCGTATCCGGCCTGTAATATTTCTGTTACAGTGGCGAATCGTTCATTTTCAGTTTCAAGTGGTAAGAGCCGTAATGTCAATTTGGCTGTGTCTGGATTTGCCGAAAAGAATGTCAACATCCAATGTGCAAACCCTTTTGCCGCTTCTTCATCTTTGAAGGCTGCAGCTCTATCAAAATCATATACATCGTCTGCGGCAAACATGAGCCCGATCTGTTTGGTTACCGTACCACCTTTTCGAAAGGCTTCGAGTAACTCATCGAATTCTTCGCCCAGGTCAGACGCATTATAGGTTCCAATAAATGCACCTTTGGTTTCATCTACAATGATCCATCTAAGGTCCTTCATGTAACTCTCCATATTTCTTACGAACAGCTGCAAAGTGTTTGAGCCATCCGTGTGTGCCTATTTTAAATACCTGTGGTTCTGAATCATCCACGGCAATCAAAACCACACCCTGGGTAATTGGGATACCCGTCATTTCATAGAATGCAGCTGCATAGAAAGAAATCTGCATAAAATAATTTGTGATCTGTCCTTCATCCTTTGGACGTTTTGATGTCTTGAAATCGATGACCGAAAGCTTTCCATCCCATTCAGCAATACAGTCAACCTGTCCGGCTGTCTTCAAGGTGTCGCTGTATAGGTATTCCTCTTGAAACCAAATATTGTTGATATGCTCATCAATCAGTGGTCTGATCGTATTGAAGGTAAATAGATTGACTGGTGTCGCACTTCCTTTCCACGTCTCGACATTGTCGATATAATCTTCGCAGAGTTTGTGGACTGCCGTACCACGACCTGCAGCTTGACGAGAGATCTTATCGGCAACATCATGGCCTACACGATCTCGCCAACGTTTGATCGAATCTTTGCTTAGGATAGATAGAACGGTTGTGACAGAAGGATACGCATCACCTTTATCGGTGAAGTATTTCCTACCCTCATCGGTGGTCTTTCTGGTTAATTTGGGGAGCTCGACCCCATGTGCTTTGTGAGTAAACATATTCATGGGGCCATTATATCAGATAAAAGAATGTTTGTCAACCCCCTATCATCACTTTCGGGAACCCGGTCGAAACAGCTCCGAGATCAGCGGAGTCTCCTATTCGGCCTGCAGCAATGCCTCCTATAAAGACCTTGGATGAACCGACGTTTACTATTTGGCCGGGATGGGGCACACAACTACCACCAGATAAAATTGTGTGTGGGGTAAGAGGAGCACCAACGACAGCTGCAAGTGGCCCTCCAATGAATACCTTGGATTGTAAGGTTGACGCTATTGTAGTGACCGGGGTACACGGATGGTTCGTGACTACCGAATCTCCTACTCTTGCTGCTGCGGGCATTTTAGTTTCCTGTAAATGATTGAATCAAAGCGAATGCCTTTGAGGCATCCCACTCAACAGTAAAATCGTAATCATAGCTTATTGGCGTATCACCAAACTGAGGAGTCACATCAACAGATATATTATATGTGTATGACGTAGTTGTCGGTTGTTTGTGCTCTATAAAGACCTCATCTGGGTCTGGTGTGTAATTATAAGCAGCCAACATACCCACGGAATTATTTGATATCTCAGTGAAATAACCGTCGGGCACAAATTCTGTTGAGGTAACACTATTTATAATCTGAGTGTCCATAAAAGAAGTATTGACAGTCAACGATTGGCCAAGTGTGTTCGTAATTGTCTTGCTGGAAAAGACTGTATTGGCACCTTGAATCGTATCGTAGGTTGTCGATTCTATCGTGGTACCATTAGAGCTTGGAATTGTATTGAATGTTTGAAAGGTAAAAATTTCATCGAGAAAATTGCCTATAACTGCCAATTCTCTTACTTCGATAACATTATTTGCTAATCTACTTGCGCCTGGTATCATGGTTGGACTAATTGATACATTATCTATATCGTAGACAGCAGTATTCGAGTAGACTGTGTTAGCTCCACTCTCCGTGTCTATAATTGAATTATTAACATATAACTCCACCTCAAATTGAAACACTCTATCAGAAGGATGCGCGTTTGATAAGATCGTGGGTAGAGTATTGGAATTGGGGTCCGAATCGAACCCCGCCTCCGTAATACCGAATCCGGTACTGTTAACTATGTATTTTAGATCGCCGATGGCCACTATACTGCCTCTAAGAACCTCTCGGGGTTATAACCCTCTTTGGCAAGTATATATTCTTTGACCAAACCGGAACGAACGATGTCGTTGATACCAAAATTGATAACCCTAAATGAAGGGATTTTTTCTAGGACCTGAAGGAACTCAGGCAGGCCAGATACATCCATTTTGTGTCTGTTCGTTGCTAGATCGTCTTGCTTTGTGTCTCCACAAAAGATGATTTTAGAGCATTCCCCGACACGGGTGATGATACTGTCTAGTTCGTGTAGTGTCATTGATTGGCATTCATCGACGATGATGATTGAATTGTCAAAGGTAAGCCCTCTGACGAAGGATGAGGTGGTGAACTCCACCATATTTTTTTGTTTGAGAATATCCCAAGCGTCTCCACGTTGGAAAAGATCTACGCATATGTCTGCGTAAGGGGTTGTAAAAACTGCCTCCTTTTGTTGTTTATTACCGGGCATGAAACCCTGCTCCCGTGTCTGTACGGCTGACCGTACGACGATGATTTTTTCATAATCAGGTTTGGATAAGATATCTCTTAGTCCAAGGTACATTGCGCACATTGTTTTACCCGTGCCTGCAGTACCTACGGCAGCGATGTTATACCCCCTTGTATAATCATCAAAGAACTCCTCTTGCGAGGGTGTCAAAGGATCGATACGTCTCATGTTGAATCGATTATTGACTATGTAGTTTGTAGTGCTTTCATTTCTCCTTTTTTCTTTTCGTGAGAGTCTTCGTTGCTGTTTAGACATTGGGACCTCCTTGCATGACCCCTTAAGTCAGAAGTCATTGATCGTGTTTTTTATTGTTCTTGAACCGGGATGGTTCTCCTTTGCTTTTTTTAACACATCACGAAAATTCGCATCGGGCTTTTTGAGCCCGAGACGTACTGGGTCACCGATTCCCAGAAAACCGGTCATTAATTGCTGTATATGAGGATTGGCTGCTAGATATTCTTCTTTCGCAGCGATAGACATGAGTTTAGAAAACTCTTCTTGGGTATTAGTATCTCTAAAATCGTATGTTGGCATAAAACTCCACCTAATGCATTTATTTATATAAGCGATTCGTAGATTTCACGCCAATTCATCACAGTCTTATAAGGAGTTTTCATATCCTTATTATGAGAATGATGAATGAGGATTGGATCAAGTCCTACCTTTTCTCCTGCCTCACAGTTGAGGTATTTATCTTCGACCCAGAGACAACCAGTGTCTCGATATTCTTCGAGGGCCTCATCCTTGTCAGCACCACATTCTAGGCAGACAATCTTTTCAAAGACTCCCTTACCGAATACGGTCTCGAGGTTCTTCCTTCGAAGTTCTCCAGCGTGTCGGTCTGTACTGAGTGAGGTGATACAATGAAACACATAACCAAGTTCTTCGTAGATCTTGGTCACATATTTCTTCGCATCCCTGAAGGGGGTGAGAGAACCAATCGCAGCGCTCTCATTATAGATTCGAACGTATTCACGTCCCTTTGCTTTGGTGATCCCATAGGTGTCACCTACAGAATATACATCATTTCGTATTGGAGTGAGGCCGAACCTATCTTTCATGTAGGTCGCGAAACCGTATTCCCAATCCAATAGGACGCCATCACAATCAGTGAGGATTACTTTGTCCTTCATAGCTTTACTTCTCCATTTCATATTGTCATACTATCACACATTTGGAGAAATGTCAACACTTTTTTGAAATTATTTTTAATTATCTCGCCAATCTCGATACGTCTGGAATTTCTCTTCACGTCGATTCCGGCGTTGGTATTTAGCACCACCTTTCTTCTGCTTTTCCCTTCGTCGGTCTTCGTTGATGTCACCCCATTCGTCAGCATAGGGATCTGAAGATTTTCCTTTACGGAAATTCTTATATCGCTTTGCCATTACACTATCCTCGTCTCGTAAATAGTAGGAAATGCCTCTTCGAGGGTCTTGGCTGTAAGCCCCTTCAGTGGTTTCTGAGCAATCATCTTGCAAAGAAGTTCGGCGTCATTATTATCAACGTCTTCTAAAAGACTGATGAATAAATTTTCTCTTTTTAAAACGGGTAAATTATCGTATCCACCACCCTTGACAAAAATTCTAAGTCGGCGGGCCTCATTATACATCATACCCTCAACACCAATGTAATCGTTTTTCTTCCACGGCGGTGGTGTATTAGGTATTAAGAATTCAATAGATTTGTCGTAGGTCAATCGGAGTACTTGTCTTAAAGGTATAGAATCGTACTTTCGAAGCCATTGTATCTTGTCGGCCTTTTTCGAAAGTTTAGGTAATTCGTCTACAATTTCCGCTAGGGATAGTCGCATGGGCATATCAAAAATCCTGAATATCTGTCATGAGGTTTTTTAGTTTTTTCTGGACAAAGAAATTAAAGAGTTTCTCTCTGCCGATGGGTTTCTCTTCGGCAAATTTAGCTAAGATTTTATCTTTATATTCTTGGGGTACCTGAGACAAGTCAATCATTGCCTTATTACGATTGTATCTTAATGTTGTCTCCACATCCATTTCAGCATTCTCTTTAAGCAATGCTTCCATTCTTTTTTTGGTCATAGGCTTTTGCCTTTCACCAACCGCCAAACAATTATCAGCACTGAGGACGTTTGGTACACCGTCGCCAACATCTCCTTTTAAAATGTGTTCTTGCAAATATTTATGGGGATTCGCGTTTCTGATCCATCTTTTTCTTACTGGATCAAACTGAGAAACATTCGCATACGTATGGAGCTGGATGTAATCCTTATCGCCCGATAGAATCAGAATGGGTTCAGAGCCCATGTTGAGCTCGGTGCCATATTCGTGTACGATGGTACCGATGATGTCATCTGCCTCACACCTATCGAACCCAAGAACCTTGTAAGGAAAGTGTTCATTGACCTCACACTTCAAGGTATCCATAATTTCAAAAAGTGCATTCCAGTCGATTTCAGATTCACTACGATTCTTCTTTCGGTTGGCCTTATAGTAAGGATAGAGGTCTCGTCGCCAGACATTTCGATTATCTGTGCAGATGACCAATTCACCATACTCTTCGGAGAATTTCTTGCGATTGTATCGGAGTGAATTGAGGAACATATGTCGAACGAGATGATCATCTAATTCGATGTTGTGGTGGTTTCCAATCGAGGCGAACAGGTTCGCAAGGATAACCTGGTTATAGTCTACCAAAATCATGTTATTACCATTGTTTAATTTGATCGAGTATTATATCACTATTGATCGTCAAAGTCAAGACCCTGCTTGCCATCCCACTCTTCATAAGAGATATTATCTTTCGCGAATTGCTGTAGCGGATGGTCAAGCCCCTGGGTCATTAGGTGCAGAGATCGTATTGATTCGAGTATCAGAATCATTGATGGGAAATGCTTATCAACATCTGAATTCAAATCACACCCAGCACGACCAAGTTCACCCAAAAGATTTTGCCATAGAATCTCAGCAATCTCATCTGAATAACTTTTCTTGTACTGTTTGATCTGCTCTGCTATCTCTTCCGCACTCTGTGGGGGTGACCCAGGAAAGTGCATCTGAGGGAACTGAATGATGTTATCCTTCATCTTCTTCATCTTGATTATCGAATTTGTAAATCAGATTGGCCAATAATGAGTTCCACATGGTCGTGAATGACTCTATATTATTTCGGGCCAAAGCGAAGCGATCGGATTTTGAAAATCGATTGAAATAATTTTCATCTTGCTTGATTGTGTTGATTAATTGCAATGCGACAGAGTAACAGAAATTTGCATGCTTGCCTAAATCTTCATTATAATCATACATGATTGTCGCATTACTTGCCGTCTCTGCCAAGGCTCCATAGTTAGGATGGACACAAATGACCTGGCTCTTAATTGCCTCAATCAGTGCAATACAAGATGTTTCTTTCCAAATATTCGGATAAAGAAAGATGTGAGCCTTATCGAGATAGTACAGAACCTCTTCGTTTGGTCTTGAGCCGTGATACGTCATCTTTGGATGCTCTTTAATTTGCTCGAAGACTTCTTTATACATCTCATCACGCTCAG